GTTCCACCAGTGGTGCTTACTCCATTTGCGACACTATAGCCACTTCCTCCAGTATTAATAAACAAAGATATGGCCGTACCACCACCATTAACAGCGCTAATATAAACTTTTGCATTAGAATCCCCACCAATAATACTTATCAGGTCATAGGCAGTATACCCACTACCACCATTTGCTATTGTTACTGTTTTTATTGCTCCAAAATTTGAATAATTATCATCATTTGGGCTCAAGGAATATGCAAAAAACATATTAGTATCCGAGGGAGTAGTAGATTTTTCTTTCTCTACTAAACTACCTTCCGTACTTAGTAGTTGAAAATTTTTTATATTTGAACTGGTTGGAGTAGTGTTAACATCAAGCCCCTCTTTAGATATTCTTATTCCGAAGTTTCCCATTATCCTAAATAGCCAATTATTACTCGGTCATTAAGCCCATCGTTTATAACTATTCTCTTGTTCTTTCCGTCCAACCTAACCTGTTTACTACCAAGATACAGTATTCCCTCTTGTCCTATTATTCCCCCAACTAAACTACTAGCATCTGTAAACCTTGTTTCTATTACAGGTGCTGTAGTACCCGTTGGAAACATAGCCCTTACTAAGTAAGTGTCAAAGCCTGCTTCTGTAACTGTTTGTGTGTCAAAGACTATTTCCATTATGTTGCTACCTTCCCAAAACTTACTGGGGTTGCCATGAACCCTATTGCCTCAATCATCATAGTAGAGCTACAAGTAAATTTTAGAGAGTGGCAAAACCCTTGGCATTGTACCTTGGGTAAGATTCGTTCTACTGTAATTGTTGAGCTGCTAGGTAAAGTGTCCAATGTAGTGTAAGAACCACCATTGTAGGCGTAGGATACTGTAACATCCCCGCCTGACTTATACCTTACATAGAAGTTCGCTACCCTGTACTCAATCGTAGGGTCGTCAAATATATAATCTAGGGTTCTTGCCTCAAGTGAAATAGCACTTGCTGCTCCTGCACTATCATCATCAGTTGTACCTGTGTTCATTTTATACACTGCTAGGTTGGTCTTTTCTCCGTAATACAAATCCTTGGCTCCTGTTGAATTAATGAATGTCGAATACACTACTGGCTCATCGTCTCTCGAATTGAGTGTCCAACACCCATTACTTACATCAAACACAAACTCTGCATTGGTAATAGCACTAGCTGGTGCACCACTCAAGGTGCTTAAATCCCCTACTGATAAGTAGTATTTCCCGTCAAAGGAACCTGCTGCCAATTGTCCAAAGTTAGCTGGGTTAATTAAATCAAACAAACCATACCCATCTACAGGGTCTTTAATCTTTCTTGAAATATCTATAGGCCTATTNGNACCATCGTATAAATAGATAGCTTCCCTGTCTACCCATATTAAGTTACCACTTACATCTTGAATGGTCCTCTCGTTAACGCATCCAAATCCTGGCATTTTGTAAGACCACGTAGAATTAGGGTCCCATTGGTACATATTATCTTCGTCAAAGGAAATAAATTTCTCGTTAAATGAGGTTATTCCTGTACACTTTCCATCCTGAGTAAAATAATTAATCAACACATAAATAGTGTCGTCATCCCATGTTGCAGTAGAGCCGTCTGTGGTTACTACTGTTGAACTTGTAAATCCTGTTATATACCTGAGTACCCCTTCCGTAGCATTGTAAAGATACGCTGCTCCTTCATGGTAGGCTTCGAATATCCCTGTTGTTGCAGTGACCGTATTCGCTCCTGCGACATCAGCATTAGCTGCACAAGTGCCTGTTGCATCGTAGAAGGTGTCTGTATTAGGGTTACTATAAAATATCACATGAGGTTTTATACTGTTCCCGCCTACTGCTAAGGTAGCCTTATTAACTGCTAAATGATGTCCACCAATAACTGGTGCCACGTCCGTAATAGTGTCTCCTGTTGAGTAAGCTAGGGCTGTTGTTCCGTCTTCACACCCAAAATATATTCTATCTAAGAAGTTAATCATGTTAACCTTTTTACTTGCTGTCCACTCGTTTTCGTCTATCATAGTCCAAGTGGAAGTTCCGTCAAACTCTTCTAAATCTCGGTTGCATATTCTGTAAAAGGTGTGTGTTCCATCTGACTTATCATAGGTTCCTAGTCCCCAAACCCTGTCGCTACCTGCTGTTACACTACCCAGTAAATCAGTTCCTTTTCTGTTAGACCAGTTTCCTATTCTATCAAGTAGCACATTTTTAAGAAGTGGAGACTCGTTGTTCTCCATTAACCTGTGGTCTGTTGTTTGGTTCATACCACCACTGAGGTTTTGATACCAGTAGATTTTAGGACTTACGTTTATTTTCATTATCTATCTCTATCAACCATTCTTCTTAATCTCCTAGAGGGTGTTACTTTAGGAGTCCCACTACCACGAGTGAGTAAGTAGCTTGTAACCATTTCCATTTTTCCCTGTTGATACAACTGCTCATACCTGTCTGCTTCATCTAGTCTCATAAGCTTTCTTAGTGCGTCTGCAGTAGCTCCATAAACTAGAGTTGAGTGTGCTCCTAATGGTAGCCTTGGTACATCACTGTCAGAACTTAGTGCACTTGGCTGCTCTATGTATTCAATCTCAATTCCGTTTGCAATATTAATCCTAGACTCTGGTAGTATTCCAATAGCACTTGTTGGCACACTTGAAATATCTACTGTCGTTGGATACCAAATAGGGTCTGATTCATAGTAAGTTTCGTCTCCACTTTGTAGTGCTTTACTCTTTGGAACATACCTAGCATTCGTGTACGTGTTGTCCGAAGTAGAGTATTTAACCCCTACTCTAACAATACTTCTTGCGTCAGTAGCATTTCCTCCTAAACCAAACTCGTGTCCTAATATGTAAATAGTGTCCCCATCCCATGTATCTCCTATGGTTGTATCTACTGTTACTGTGGTTGCTGAAGTGTATGCTGTTATAGTTGCTAATTCGTCATCAGTAGAGTTATAAACCTTATCTCCTAACATACCATTGTTAAAGATACTTCCTGTGGCTACTAGTGTTGTTGTTGTTGAAGCAGCGTCTACTGTACCTGTTGTCTTATAAAAGTTGAGTCTTCCTAATTGAACAAAGTCCTCTGGATACTGGCTTGAAAGAAATGAAAACAAGTCGTCTACATACCTGTCGTTAACCCAGTTCCCAAGGTCCACTGCTGTTATATCTTTAGAAGCAAGTAAGTCCCCCGAAGAATCTACATACCCAATGTTTGATGCAATCCTTTTCTTTATGTTTGTAAATGTCATTAAAAGGCTTTAATAACTTATGTGTATATTTTACATTTATGAACCACTTATGTCCACAACNGTTCCCTGGAACCCCATTCCATTGTAAGTTATATTNGAACAGTCATAATCACAAGAGGCAAAGTCGTACTCAGTAGAGTTTTCTATCGATACATTCGTGCTAGAAACTAAGTTTCCACTCCACTCACTAACAGTTAAACTTGTTCCCTCGATGTCTAAAATCTCGTTTGCATAGGCAAAGAAATCTGTTATAGACATAACCACTTCTGTCACATCTTCCTCGGAAACAGTTGCTCCTAATATGTCATCAGCTGTTAAACTAATTCCTGCACTGTCCGATTCAGTTAGGGAACTCCCTGTTGTGTCAGTAGCTAAAACCACGTCTCCAGTTAGGTCTGTTAAGGTACTGGCTATCCAAACAAATGTCGGTAGTAACCCTGCTAAAAGAACGTTGGCAAACTCAAATACGTTGATATTAGAATCGTCTGAAAACTCAGTACCAACTAACATTGAGCTGTCTACTTCTGCGATTGTATTTCCATAAAGGTCTGTTACTGTCATTAGGCTGTACGCTTAAACATATACGTAACTATATAGGGCTGCAGGTTAGTGTGAGAACTTGAGGCATTAGCTGCTGCATTGTTTTGGTTTGTGGCTGTTGTATTCTGGTTTGTAGCTGTTGTTGAGTTCGCTGCGTCACTATCAGTTCCATCGTAAGAGTCAGCACCATCAGTTCTTCGCAGGAGTATCCAACCTGTACCTGCACTAATTCCTGTAAACTGTTTGTATCTGACTGTATGTGCATGAGCGTCTTGTGTGTGAGTGTGTGCATTCTGAGTGTGTGTATGGGCTGGCAGTCCTGATTGAGCTGAGGTAAGGGTTACTGTTTCAGCACCACCAGTTTCTTCGACTGTGTCAAATGCTGTGTTCCCACTATCTAGCCCTACTATGGTTTTTCCTGCTCCAAAGGCACTCCACGTACCAAACCCAAACACTGTTGCAGGATTAGTAGAAGTAACCGATATATAAATACTCCCTATTGGATAAACCTTTTTAAGTATTTCCGTGACTGTTACGTTAGTATCAATCACAGACCCACTTGAAAGGGTTTTGTTAGTAAGTGTCTGAGAGTCTGTTGTTCCCACAAGATTAGCTGCGGCTACTGTTACATCAGTTGCACCTTGGGCTAGTGTATGTTTGTGTCCTGGGTTACTTGAGCTTGCACTTTTAATAAGATAGTCTAGCGAAGTATTTACCGCACTAGAATCTGCTCCCATCTTAGCCTCTATCGCTTCTATAGCATCATTAACGTCACTGTGCTGTCCTGAGTGACTTGGACTATTAAGAGTGTCTGAACTCGTTGGATTTTGTAGGGAATCGAGTGTCACAGGATAGGTAATCGCCATATTTGTACTTATTAAGTTATTCTATATTTTACATTAATTTTTAAACGGTGGTAAATAATACACCTCTCCCTCAACTGGAGTGTCCTCCCCTGTCGTAAAACTAAGCACATCTCCATAGGAAGTTCCTATACTGTTTGTGGCATAAGCCTTAAAGTAATAGGTTGTATTAGCAGTAAGTCCTGTAATAAACACTGGATAAACTCCACCTGCCACTCCGTTGGCAACCTTAGTAGTCTGACTAAACTCGTCTGTCCCGTAGTAAACCCCTCTATCAGTAACACTTGTAGAACCCTCGTCTGTAACATTCCCACCTACTCTAACATAGGTCTTCATTAGAAGCGTTGTGGTTGTAGTTGTCACCACAGGAGAGTCTGCTCCTGAGGTAGTTACTTGAACCGTATCACCGTAGCTTGTACCCACGCTATTTACTGCATAAGCCCTTACTCTGTAACCTGTACCGTCATCTAGCCCAGTTATGGCTTTTGTGTAAGCACCCGTGGTAAATGTTCCATCATCATAAGCAGTTGTGTCAGAAGTAGTTGGGTCTCCTGTAGTTCCCACCTTATAACAAAAACCCCTTCTTGTTACTGTGGCACCACCCGTAGCTGTTATATTACCGTTACCAGTGAAGGTGTTAAAAGACACATCAGTAGCACTTTGAGTTGTTACTGTAGGAGCAACCGTATCTGTTGTAAAATTGACCTCGCTACCATAACCATACTGTCCATTGTAAGTATACGCTTTGTAGTAGTAAGTCGTTCCAGGACTTAAACTTGTTAGTGCTTTTGTAAAAGCCCCTTCACCACCGCTTCCTACTGCTGCCTGATTAGGAAGATTCCCTGACGAAGTCCCCCAATAAACACCCTTGTTACTATTTGTTGGTACACCATCATCAGTTACAGTACCATTGGCTGTTGCCGAGGTAGAATCTACACTACTTGCTGCTTGTGTTGTGGCAGTGCCTACCTGGGTAATAGTATCAAGTGTTACGTTTGCACTAAAGTTAAACGTTCCTAAAGAAGTCTCTGTATCTCCACTCCAGCCTATTGTGCAAGTCTTTGTTCCATCAGTGCCATGATTAACCCTTACCACAACACTTCTTATAGTGTCATAAACTGGAGCAGTTCCTACTGGTCTTAAATCAAAGGCTGTGTCTGTTGCGTTAGTGGTTCCATTAACATTACTCGTATTGGGCATTGAGTTGTTATACGAGCCATAGGAGGAGTTATATTTAACAAACTTTAGAGTCGCAGTTACATTTGAGTAAGGAGTACCATCATAACCTTGAGTTGCGGACCACTCAATATATGGCTTTGCAACCGAAGTTGATACACCACTAAAGCTCCCATTTATTGTACCTGATAAGCTCATTTGTTAAGGGTTGTTAAGTTAAAGGTTACTGCATGTAAAGTTCAGTTACATACATAAACCCACTAGCATACTGCCCAATAGTCGCAGAATATGAGGCATTGTTAGTTGCCCATAAAGCGTAAAAATCCTTACTACCAGTACCACAATCTACAAAATAAAACTTACCATAAAATACAGTCCTTAAAGTACCATCTGTAGACCAGTTACCCACCCAAGAAGCACTATTTGTAATAACAGCACCACTTGTAGACCTTGTAGAAGTTCCACCCAACCCAATATCAAAACTAACAGAGTACCCAGTATTGGCATTCCATATACCACCAATGAACAAATCCACCATGACCAGTTTTCCATATTTTAGTGTTAAAGTAGCTTTTGCATTAGTCTGGTCTATATATCCATGGGTAGTAGAGGATGTCGTGTAAGTACCAGAACCATTTGACCAGTTTTTAGTCACATAAGGAACTGCTATTGAATCCACTACTTGTTGTCCTTGTCTTATTTTAGTTTGAGCCATTGTTGTTTAGTTAAAAGTTAAGCTGCTTCGTAAGTTCCACTTATCTGTATAAAATCAGTAGAAGTCCAAGTAAACGGTACTGTTGCAGTACAAGCCGTAGAACCTAAATAAGTACCACTAGCCACTAAGGCATGAAGCACCATATTTGCTGCAGAAATATCTGCAAAACCCTGATAATAACCAACATTAGCGTCTAAATACCAAGTTGTAAAATTGACACCGTTTGCAACTTTTGCTGTGACGGGAAGTGCAAAATAGGGAGAACTACCAACAGCTGAACCAGCACCGTATGTAAACTTAACTCTAAAGTGTACAATCTTTCCTATCTGGCAGTACGCACCAACATTGGTTCCACTTCCCACTGTTAAGTTTGTCCAACTTGGGGTAAAAGCAGTCCATGCTCCCACTTGTCCGTCAAGGGCATTTAGCTCTGTACTTGTAGAAGTTAAAGCCACATCTTCATTTAACTTAGGACTTGTTAAAGTTTTGTTAGTTAATGTCTCTGTTCCTGCTATTGTTGCATAACTTGCTCCATGTAATCCATCTAATGTATCAGCGTTCCCTGTTGAACCTGCTGTAAATTGATAAACTGCTATTATAATATCTCCTGTTGTAGGAGCTGTGTTAAAATCAAATGTACCACTTGCTGGAGTAGTCTCGTCCCAATCCTCTGAAGTCCCTTGAGTCTGTAATTGTCCATTTAAGTAAACCCGAAGTGAACCACTCACATAACTCCCTAAACTCACCGTATAAGTAGTATTAGAGCTGTTAACAAGTCCCGACAATGCTCCATAAGTATCAGAGGTTCCACCACTACAATCTACCTGGAAACTATTGCCACCAATTCCTTCTACAAAGATATCCCACTTTGTCGCCCAGTCTGCTCCTACACCAGGCTCTGTTGAAGCTCCTGATGTATGTGCTACTGTGCACAAATATCCACTACCATCATTTTCTACTGTGTCGTCTACCTCGTACGCCGTTGCTGTTATCCAGCTTCCCATCCAAGTATATTCCCTACCATTTGCCCCTGTAGGACCCGTAGGTCCTTCGGCTCCTGTTGCCCCTGCTGGACCTGTTTCTCCAGTTGGTCCTGGCACTGCTGAATCAGCTCCATCAGCACCTGTTGGTCCTGTCGGTCCAGTCTGTCCAGTCTGTCCAGTGGCACCAGTAGGTCCTTCGCTACCTGTAGCACCCTTAGCTCCTGTTGGACCTGTCGGTCCTTCACTACCTGTGGCACCTTTGGCACCTGTTGGTCCTGTTGGTCCTTCTGGTCCTGTTGGTCCTGTAGAACCTGCACCTGTTGGACCAGTTTGTCCTTGTGGTCCAGTTGGCCCAGTAGGTCCTGTAGAACCTGCACCTGTAGGACCTGTTGGTCCTCTGCCTGTTGGCCCAGTTGGTCCTGTTGGTCCCGTTGGTCCTGTAGAACCAGCACCTGTTGGTCCTGTTGGTCCTGTCTGACCAGTTGGTCCTTGTGAACCACCAATTCCTGAAGCACCTGTTGGACCAGTGGCTCCTCTTGGTCCAGTAGGTCCTGTGACTGTAGAATCAGCACCCGTTGGTCCTATGGGACCTTCTGCTCCAGTTGGTCCTGTCGGTCCAGTGGGTCCTGTGGGTCCAGTTACTGTTGAGTCTGCACCTGTAGGACCTGTGGGTCCTTGTGAACCCGTAGGTCCTGTAGGTCCAGTGGCTCCAGTAGGACCAGTCTCTGTTAAGGCGTAAGTCTCTATATAATCTTGCATCTGCTCTATGTATCCAGCAGTGAGTAGCAAAGCAACGTTATCTCCAGCAGTGTGTGCACCTGCCGTAGTCGATTCACTAGCTCTTGTGGAAACTGTCATGGTGTCGCCAGAAATAGAAGATACCTCTAATATCTCCATTCCAGAGTCGTCTTTAGGAGTAGCGTATGCACTCCCCCAAATAGTTATTTTAAACCTACCTGATTGTGGAAAAAGTACACCCTCTCCTGTAGTAATTACGACTGAAGTGTCATCACTATCAATAGAAGTTACTAATAGGGTTCTTGCATTGTTAGAAGTTTTTAGCCAGTCATAAGCCATAGTTTAATGTATGTCCTACTATCTACTTCTNCTAGAGGANTATTCAAAATTTATATTTTAAAATTCAATGTATAACCAAGCACTGTGTGTACCATCCGTTGTTTCAGTTGCAACAATCTTTATCTCCTTGAACCCATCATCAGGGTCCATTGTCATAAAGTCCACACCATTAGCAGACTGTGTTAGAGTGGTTACTCTTGTAACTCCCTCTGCAATCGCATTAGCAAGGTTTCTTATCCACTTATTGTAAGTAACAAAGTTTGTTCCGTCCACAGAAACAGTCCCAGTCCAAGCTGTACTTCCAGAGCTATGTGCTGCTCTTTGTGCGACTAATACTACCTTTTTAGCACCCTCTATGTTTACTGCCGAAGATGTGGTAGTAGCTGTTACTCCGTCAAGAACTTTTACGATACTGACCATGTAATTTAAAACTCAAATTAATTGTCTCTAATATATTACAAGTTCTACCCA